TCCCTTAATTTTGTTTCATGTCTTTGAATTCTATCTCTTCTATCAGATTCACTAATGTTTCTAATTTGCATTAATCTGTTAATTTCCAATTTTTCATTATGGACTCTATTTTTATAATTTTCGATCAATGAATCCAATATACTAGATTCTGATTTGGCATTTATGTTTAAAATTTCCATTGCTCCCACTACATCATTTGCATGTAATCTTGCTAAAGCTTCTGTTGGTAAGTTATTACGTATTTGCCTGTCAAACAAATACGTCGGAGCTTTACATTTGATAAATCTTTCTATATATGGTGGTAAGCATAATGATTGTTCAATTACATCATTTTCACTCTTTATTACGGTCAATTCATTCGGATTAAGACGTTCATAATAATATTCTCCACCCATAATATGCCTCAACCATTGCCTATTAGAATACAATATATCGTTTGGAGTTGCACAAATAAACCAGCAAAAATTGGATTTTAAACTATTCTCTGGTAAAATAAATGTATGGGGTTCATCAACAATAATTCGATTCCATTTAATTTTGGGCCGCCGTCCCCAAGTAGTACCAACATAATTGGGAATACCCCCATTTGGAACCGATGTTGGAATATACTCATCCAGCCATACTTTATTAAAATGTCTGTACATTGTATTAGAAATAAGAATAATAGGTATAGGTTCGGGCGGCTCATTATCGCCGCTGCGCAGCAGAACAATCAACTCTAATACCATTTTTTTTGTATTCACTTTCTGAATTTCTAATCCAACAACTAAGTTTAACGTATCCGCCCATTGTTTTATCAAATTATGCGGTACAATAATTAATGTAGTTTTTATGTTCAAGTAAGTATTTCTTCTATTGTCTTTAATTCTTGATACCATAACATGATTGCTAACTTGCTGAGGTAATGTATATGCTTGACTTGGATTTTTATTAGTATGTAATAATGTAGCCATAGCAAGAGTTTTTCCAGAACCAACTTTATCAGCATAAATTCCATAATTTGTTATCAATTCTCTGTTAATATCCGTTCTAACTATTTTATGAGTATTTTCCATTTCTGTCATTTTCCATATTGCCTTCTTTTGATGTTTAAATAACGAAAGTGTTACAGCTTCTGGTTGATTTATTTCTGGGTCATCAATATTAATTATTGAGAAAAATCTTCTGCGAATTCCATTACTACTATAATTACTACTATAAATATAGGAAGTCATCTTGTGTATGCCTATTATTTCATAAAAGCACATCATTTTTTTTTAGAAAAATGATTGGCTTTTTTGTTAAATAATATATTTACTCAAAACTAAAATGTATCTAAAACAGCTTAAATTACCGAATGGTTTCAAAACTTTTATAATCAATAGTTACAAAAAGGGGTGGTTAACTACTACACAGGTATATGGAGTAAATATTGAAAAATGTGAGGGAAATTCTATTTTAGATGGGTTAAAATATATAAATACGCACTATAATAACACATTATTACAAGACCTCCAATTGCCGAAATGTTCACATTTTTCAAATTCATATTGTCTAAATTGTATTATGAATATTAATGGAAGAAACTTAGCTGCATGTGATACCCCAATGAAAGAAATTAATGAAATTTACCCAATAAGCCCGAAGCCCTTAACTACTTATGCGGCCGCCGCCCTCGAAGGGGACATTGAGTATACAATTTCAGACATTGAGTATACAATTTCAAAAAGATTTTGTATGTGAATATTATAGCAATGTTTTTTTTAAGACCATTTACATTGTTATATATGTGTAATGCCTTAAAAAAAGATAATTCATATTTGAATTCAAAACCAAAGATATTAACATCAAAACAAGAAAAGTACTCACAATTATTGGAAGATAATAAGATTAGTCTTGTTGTGGCACATGGACCAGCTGGAACTGGTAAAAGTTGGTTAGCAGTAAAAACGGCTATTGAAAAATTAAAAGATAATTCTGTAAAAAAAATTGTATTAACGCGTCCAATTGTTTCAGTTGAAGATGAAAATCTTGGTTTTTTACCAGGAACTATAGATGATAAAATGAATCCATGGATACAACCTCTTTATGATATTTTCATTGATGAAAAATCAAGCAATAAGATTGATATAAATTCTTTAGTAAAATCTGGAAAAATAGAAATAATCCCGATAGGGTTTATGAGAGGTAGAACTTTTTCAGATACTTATGTTATTGCCGATGAAATGCAGAATAGTAGCCCTCTTCAAATGAAAATGATATTAACAAGAATGGGTGAAAATTCAAAAATAATTGTTACAGGGGATTCAAGTCAATGTGATTTAAAAATAAAAGAGAACGGTTTACTCCATTTCCTTAAACTTGTAAACAGTTTTTTTGAAAATAAACACGAAATGTATAACAGGGGTATCGGAATTGTAAAACTGGATATAAAAGATGTAAAACGTAGTAACTTGGCACAATCAATACTTGACATATATTCATCAAAAGATGATCAACCCCATGACGACGACCATTGGTCTCCAAATTGGTCTCCAAATTGGTCTCCAAATTAATAATAATAAATAAGACTATTAATCAAGATATAATTATAGTACATAACATATGAATTATCTAAATGCTGCCAAGAAGTCAGTGTCTCCTTTGTATTACCCCGAAAAACAATCTGTACCCACTAATATCAATAATGAAGTTGTTTTAACAAATGATGAAAATTATTTAAAAAATGTTGAGGATTCTATTATTACTGGTTTGTTATCAGAATTACAAGATATGTGTATGTGTTTTGTCGAAGATAGTTTAATTATGGAAAATCCTATTCTTATAAAACATCATTATGGTAGAAGAAGTTTTGTATCTGAAATATTGAATTTATTCCAAGAAACTGCTTATGTAGACATTAGTGAAGAAGAGGAGGAAGAATCTGAAGAGGAGGATGAACTTGATCCAATAGATATTTATAGTAGTATTTCAAATGATAAGTTTTGAAATTTTATAATAACTATTATCACTTTAAATAAATTATGGTATGTGTTGGTTTAGATGAAGTTGGCAGAGGTCCTTTTTTTGGTTCACTTTTTTGTGGAGCTGTAATATGGGATGATAATAAAGAAATTGATGAACCTGAATGTGGCTTTCCAAAGTCTTGGGATTCAAAAAAGATAAGTGCAAAAAAAAGAAAAATATTGTCTAAATGGATAAAAGATAATGCTATTTGTTGGGCTATTGATTCTGCCACATCAGAAGAAATCGATAAATATAATATTCTTAAAGCAACAATGATGACTTTTCATAAAACTTTGGATAAAATAACTGTTCCCTTTGATATGATTTATGTAGATGGTAACCGTTTTGAGCCATATTGTGGTAAAGAGGATTTTATTCCACATGAATGTTTTGTAAAGGGAGATGATACTCATATATGTATTGGAATGGCTAGTATTATTGCAAAAGTAGCTCACGATGAATATATTGAATCTTTATGTGACGAAAATCCTGATTTAGATGAAAAATATAACTTAAGAAAAAATATGGGCTATGGTACAAAGGCGCATATTGATGGAATATTAAAGCATGGGTTTACTAAACACCATAGAATGAGTTTCAAAATAAAGCAAATACCGAGTTCTTATTATGAGGATTTCCGCGGCTCGGCCGGGAGAAGTTAAGACAAATTATTTTGTTTTATTATTATAATGAACGTTCAACAAAAACTTATAGCTACTTTTGTTACTGCTGGAATTTTAATTGCAATTTCGATTACAATTCAATATATAAATTCTGAAAATCTTAGCAAGGACATGATCAAATATGTTATTGGCGCAGTATTACTTCTATGTTGGATCTTTTTCGTATTTATTTCGGATCTATATATGATAATTTCACAACTATCTAAAAAAGTTGATACATATCAAGCTCAATTACACACACAAATTATGAAAAAATATGTTGAAGCTGAAAATAAATGCGGTAAAGTATTAACTCATTAAGTATAAAACATATATAGAAACTAATAAGGTAATAATATATGAAAACAAGGAAACGAAATAAGATACAAAAAAAGATATATACTAAAAGAAAATCTGTAGAAAGATTGAGTCCACAAGTTCTAAATCTTATCGATGAATATTGGGATCTTGTTGTTGAATATCAAACAAAACAAGACCGATTTAAACAAGCTTTCAAAGATTCTATTAAATGGAAAAAAAATCTACCAACTTATTTTGCAATATTTCCAAGAGCTTTTCCCGTATTTGATAAAGCGAATGTGGCGACTATGAAGTCGAATCCAGTCCAACAAATTCAAAAGGGTATTTCAGATTTAAAAAAGGATTTATTAGTGATTAATAAAGAGTTTATTCATATAAATGCTATATGTCAAGTTGAATCAAGAAATGAATACGGTTTATTACATACATTACCAAGCAAAAAAATATGTTTATTTGAGTCTGTTTATCCGGATATTAGAAAACAAATCGCAATTTCAAAAAGTAATATTAGACGTAAATCTGTTATAAACCCATTAAAGTACAAAACAAATAAATCTTCCAATTCAAAAAAAGTTCGATTCTCAACCAAGAGTACCTATATCTATTCTATCTAATATATCTGTATATTCGCTAGTTATTTTATTTACACTATAGTCGCATACTATATTATTCCTCTCAAAACTTTTCCATTTATACACTTTTCTTGTTTTAAATCTATTTGGATCTCTTACTTCCAAAATACTTATTTTTCCAGGTTTTACACCAACATGGTTTTTGTTACTTATGTTTATATTCAAATTAACATTAAAAAACAAGATGTCTATATAACAATTTTCAAATAAAGATGTTACCGCTTTTATTTGTACAGTTCTTAAATTCTTTATTCGAATAACTATGTTATTATTTATATCATTACAAGTATAAGGTAGTCTATTTTCATTTATAAGACCCGTATAATTGTAACCATCTTTGAATAAATACATATATTTCCTTTGAATAGAGCCTTCCTTTTTTATTAATTTGAATAATCTACATATATAACTATTTGTTCTTTCAGAGTTATTCAAAAGCCTATGTTTTTCCATTGTTCTCGGAAGCTCTGATATTTCTGAGAATATTTCTAAACCATTTGTTCCAAATTCTATTTTTGATTTTCTATTTGAAATAATTAATCTAATATCATCTTTGGAAAGAATATTTATTCTATCTAAAATATTTGTAAAATATTCAGTTGTTTTGTTCAATCTTGTTTCATATAAGGACGAATTCGTTCGGCACATAGTTTCCCATTTATATACTTGTGGAGAATCATTTCTATCTATATCTGTATAACCAATCATATTTATAGATACCTGACCGGGTATAAATATTTTTTTAGAATTTCTAACAAATCCAGTATGATTTTTTGACTCTAATATTGAATAATCTCCACTATTAACACTAAAATATAGAGTATGAATGTACTTATTATTAAACTTGGGGTCATTTGCTTTTATTTGTATAGATTTCTCGCCAATATCTTCATTAAATCGAATTTCTATATGATTCTCTATATTATTTTCATTATATGGAATCCTAAAATTATTGTATTCGCCTGTCTCATTATATCCATCGCTAAATAAATATATACTTGTTTCGGATACATCACAGAACAATCTACCAATATAAATGCTTACATTATTTACATATTTCAGAGTTTCTGATATTTTATTGTATACAAAACCTCTTGTTCCTAATTCAACTCTTGGTATTAACTCCGACTCTGGCTCGGGCTCCAATAACTCTGGTTCTGGTTCTGGCTCTGGCTCCATAAACTCTGGTTCTGGCTCTGGCTCCATAAACTCTGGTTCTGGCTCTGGCTGTGGTTCTATTAAAACACTTATTCCATCTAAAATATTATTAAATCTGTTACTAATTTTATTAATTGTAAACTTGTATAATGATAAATTTTTCTGAATTGCACTCCATTTATACACTAAAGGACCAAATCCACTTTCATTACCATTAATCAAACTTATTGATATAGTTTCGGCATCATAAGTACTTACACGACTATGGTTATATGACTTTAAATTAGAATAATTGTCTGCTTTTATTGTAAAAAACAAAGTTTGAATATATTTATTTACAAATTCATTACCTAAACCTCTTATTTGTATTTTTATATTCTCTGGCATATTGCTATCTTTTTTAAACTGAATTTTTAAATGATTATTTATATTTCCATCTATATATTTAGTCTTCATTCCATGTATTTTTCCAGTATTATTGTAGCCATCGGTAAATAGAAATATCTCATTGTTTAAAATAGTTAATTCATCTGATTCACTAATATCATATAATATTCCAACAAATTTACTTGTATTATTTATAGACCAATGTCCTGATTCTTCAGAACTAATACTATAATCATTGGTACCAAAAATAATCCACGGTTCGACCACAACTTCATTAGATACAATATGTCTTCTATTATATCTAATTGCTTTGGGTTTTGAAATTATATAGGATTTTGAAGATAACTCAGGCTTTGACATTATATAATTAGTTGTTCCGTATTTTACTTCACTTCTCATAACATAAGATGGTATAGTTTCTTCAAGTGGTGTTTCTTCAAGTGGTGTTTCTTCAAGTGGTGTTTCTTCAAGTGGTGTTTCTTCAAGTGGTGTTTCTTCAAGTGGTGTTTCTTCAAGTGGTGTTTCTTCAAGATATTGTCCTGGTAGCGCATCTGCTGGTGCTTCACTATATGATGGAGGTACAAACTCTAAATTCAAGGATGGTATATCTATATTAAGAGGTGCTGAACTATTAGATGGAACAACATCTATTTGTTCTATATACTCTTCATTATACAAAAGTTCTAATTCTTCATAATTTATTACTATATTAAAGAATGATATATTTCTAATATCCAGACTCCCTGTACTGTGATTGTCTTGTACATATTCTAAATTTATACTACCCCTATTTCCTATACAAAAATATGAATCACGCTCATTATTATTAAAACTTCCATTTATTTGAGCAGTATACTCTAAATATTCTAAAGAATTATCTGTAGTAGAATCTTGTATTTGTGTATCAATATACAATTGTATATTACTAATATTTAACTGTGTAATATATTCGAATATTAAACAAATATGATGCCAATTATTATCACGTAAATCACAAGACGGAACAATATTGCTTTTATTAATTGAATATTCTCCATTAGAATTCATGAATTGAATAGTTAACTTTCCTAAATCTGTAGTTTCATTAACATCCTGATTCAATGATATATTTATATAACTTTGTCCATTTAAACTATTGTTATTATTGAATAGATATATGGTTTTATTTTCAGTTGGTTTTATTCTTACCCATAAAGAGAAGGTCCAATTTGAATCTAAATTAAAATTGTTAGTATTATCAATAAACACAAATCCGCTATTTGTTGTCATAAAATTAGGATCATTTGTAGTCAATTCATTATTAATTTCTATATAGTTTGTATCTAAATCATAATTTTGACCAACAAAAACACCATAATAAGATTTTACTAATACATAAATTGAAGATTCTATACTATTTACTAATGAATCTGTATATTTACACAATAGACTATTAGTAATTAAATGTCTACCCGGCGGTGGTGACCACAAAAATTCTATATCTATACTATCTCTTATTTGATTGTATATTTCATGATTATAATAAGTTAAATTACCATATTCTTTTATTAAATTACCATTTGAATCCTTTGTTCTTACTAAAACTGTTCCAGTATTTATATTTTCTTCTAAACTACCCGTTACACTCAATCTATAATTGCTACTTCTCGATATTGGTAATCCAACTATACCAGTCCATGTATTTATACCATCTTTTTCGGATTTATAAAACGTATCCAATGATTGGTCTATCGATTTACTGGAATCGTACCCTTCTATAGTTGTACTTACGGTTACTTTCTCAAAACTTACAAATGGACTATCTTCTCCATTCAGAATTGGGTTTTGTAAATTAAAATAGATTCCATGGTTGAATTCGTAAGAAATTTCTGGGTCAATTGTTCCAAATGAATAATATTTTATCAAATCAGATTGTGAACTTATAGGACCGAATAATTCACTATAATTTATTTTTTCTCCCAAAAAACCTATTTCTAAATCATTTATTATAATATTTCTGCTTTCTGGTGTAATATCATAATTTTCTGTATTATAGTATACTTTTTCATTCCCAACATTAATACTATTAATATTATTTGATTTTGATAATACTATACCAAAAGCTATATAATCGTTCATATTCTCTATTTTATGGGTTAATGAAGCCGATTGTATTGAATACTCTTCATATTGTTTTAAAACTTCTGTGGCGGATAAAACCTTATTATATATTTTAAACTTTGTTAAAACTGAACCCGGATTAGAATCTGCAAGATTTTTATTTGATTCCCAATTACCTCCAACACTAATCATCTCGGGTGTATATAAAAATAAAGGTGAATTTTCCTGTTCCAATGTTAAATTCGTTTCTAACAATCCTAAATCTTTTGAAAATAGCTGACCATTTATATATATTGAAGCACCATAGCCATCTTCATGTATTACCCATACTAAATGTATATTGGATAGCGGTGTATCAAAATTTTGCTTATACTGCCAATCATTTGAATTATCTAGTCCCGATGTTCTGACAATTATATCAATAATTTTTCCATCATTAGATCGAATTATACGATACCATTGACCATTATAATTACCATTGTTTCCTATATATAATAAGCAGCTTTCATATGTATTTGTAGCAGCTTCATCAAAAATATATGAAATCTCATAACTCATACCCGGACCAATTTGTATTGGTTCTATAGACAAGTATTCAGAATTATTAAATGTATGCGGTAACGAGTATTCTAATATTCTTCCGTCTTCATTATTTTTAATATACAGAGAGTTTGAATAGTATTTAATACCTACATTACCAATATTCCAATTATACAATAAATCCCATGGTTCTGAATAATATATTATTTCTTCTATATCTAACTTTTCACTATTTACTAATTTTGTTACTACCAATGTAAAATAACTATAAAAGTCTATACTATTATCGAAATAGTATATAGAACCGCCGCCATCAGCGGCTCTCGGAGAAGCATTTATAACATCCAAAATCTCTGTCCAATTAAGTCCATCTATAGAACCATATATTTTAAAATCTTTTGGACCATTCTCTATTTTTTTTGAAATTATCTTTACCGAATTAACTTTAATATTTTTTCCAACAGATAATGTTTTATATTCTCCTAATTCAGTATCATAACCTGCCAAACTTATACCATCAATAGAATATGAATATTCCTGTCCATTATAACCAATCTTAGAGGTTGTTATTTCTATTTTATCGATAGATACACATTGTGTTGTATCCAGCCCCTGCGGCTCTGGAGGTTCATTTGGTGGATTGGCAAACCATAACGTCGGCGACGCGGTCGATGATTCATCTATATATGAAGTGTTTTGAGTTGATTCATCTATATTATATTCAATAATATTCGCTGCAAAACCTGCTGCTGCGGAATAAATAACACTAGTAAAAACAAGTCCGTAATATTTAAAAGGTAAGTCGTTAGAATTTAAATCAATATTATATCCATCAGCATCAATTTGTGCTTGGGTTGATGCCACAATTGGAGTCCATAAAATACCATCATTTGAAAAATAATATATTATGTCATAAACTATATTTTCTGAACATATTAGTTTTATATTACTAACAATTTCACTATTCGGAATTTCTATCTTTAAATATTCACCATAATAGGTAGGGTCTCCTCCAGAATCTATACCAAGATTCGCAGTACCCGCATAACTACCATTTGTAGTAAAACTGTTTATACTTTTCCATTTGTTATTGGAATATAATACGTTTTTACTATAATTATTATTATAATAAAATCCTAAATCACCTATAGTTACAGTGTATTCACTTTCAGTATTATCGTTTAGGTTTGCACGAGTTTTTAAAATATATAACCTATATTGTTTATAAACTCCTGGAGACGTAACATAAAACTCAGAATAAGGCTTTTCTTCAATATTTATTATATCAGAACTTTCAAAAGAATCCCAACCTTTGTGTTTTGTATATCCAACAACGCTATGAATTGTAGTCCAGGTTGAACCATCATCGTTTGAACCTTGAAAATACCAATCACAAGGCATTACATATAAATAATCCCTCTTTCTTTCTTCTTCATTTGATTTTACTGGTTCTTCTTGATTTTCTTCTGATACAATCACACCTGCAACCCACATTCTGTATTTTATTATCATTATCCCATTACTCGCTTCTGGTAATTCAGATAAAACTATCTTCGCAATATTATTTTTTGAATTTATTTGGAATTTGTAATAATCTGAATAATCTGTTCCATATATAGTTGTATTTATAATCCCTATAGAATTTGATATATTAATAATCTTTGTTGCAAAATCATTCTCATCAACTGTTAGAAGACTATCTGGTACACTATTCCACGCTGGACCATTTATTCTATGGTAATAATCACGACCCATAAATGGTACTCCATCATATACAACTTCTCCATTTTCATCTAATAATTGGGGTTTAAAGCCTTGAATACGTTCCCCAAATTCACCGTCCTCTTGCCGATTATAAACAACAATCGCTTGTAAGTCATAAAAATTATAATCTTTACCTAAATCAATCAATATACTAAACCAATTTTTATGATCGGCGTCGCCGGTAAAGCTGTGGGCAAATGGATAATTTGAATTTACACTTATCTCGTTACCCAAAATATTATTGTTAACCAAACTAGCGGAATGATAATTACCTTCGTACTCCCAACTCATAGATTGTTGAGTCGTATCTTGAGTCGTATCTTGAGTCGTATAGGAATCCGGATATTCATAATTTCTCCATTCTGCCGGAGATGCACCCGAAGCATCTTGACTATAAGCTGCTATATTTATACCTCCCACCCAAGCTTGTACTTCCATTAAATTACAAATTTGTGTTCCAAGAGCTCTAATTTGTAAATATCTAAATAATACTGTTCCAGAACTGTCATTAATAGTTACTTTATCTGTATCTGGCATTTGATACGTTAAATTTTCTATTTTTGTATATTCATCCTTATAAGAAGAAGAACCAACAATATATTCTTCATCTACAACGGGGTGAACCAATTTCTCTCCTAAATACATACTACCCGCAGAATATTCTTTATACGGTGAATCATCTTCTTCTATAATTTCTTTACTACCATATACTTTAAAAGCGGATGGATATGAAAAATTTTCTAAAATACTTGTATTATTTGAATAATCACCTATTTTTATAGAACCAAGTATTTCTTTTGAACCAAGTTCTAAATTTATATATTCTCCATAATCTACTTCCGTTATCAATGAACCAAAATATTGGATATTTGTAATCGAATTTAAAATATTAGTCACTACAAATCCAAAATAAGAATATGCTTCAATAATTTTATATATCTCGTATAATCCATCATTATTATTAGATAAAATATATTCAATTTTGGCCCACCTTTTTTTATCATTACTACCATAAATGGAAAATTCTAATCCACTACTATCTGTGGTCTTAACAATAAATGCCTTTATATTTAAAGGTACAGGCATTTCTAATATTACCCATTCACCATAATCATCAATCGCAATTCCACCGTTATCTAATCCCATATTAGAATTTACAGAAGTATCATATTCACCATAACCAAGATGATTATAATGTTCCATATTCCAAACTTGCAGAGTATCTTCGCTATCATCTGGTCTACTAAATAATTTGTAAGCATTATTTTCATCCAGTCCATCTGAAATTGTTACATTATAACCATTTTGATTTATACTATCCAAACTTTCAGTCGGATATTGTGTACCAAATACACGAATCTCATCATTATTTATCCAATCCGATGCCTGGGCATTACTATTTTTTCTACCAATACCATAGCTTTCCCACCAATGTATTAAAATTTCTCCACTCCATATTTCATATAATAAATCATTTCCATCATTTCTTAATTGTTTTACAATATATATAGCGTTTCCCCAATTTGAATCGCTTACATTTGGAGTACCATACCCAAATGCAGATATGAAACTATCTTTATTAATATAAAAATATTTTCCATCTTCCGAATTAATTGGATTATAACCGTTGTCTTCAACTGTATACCTTTCCAAAAATTTAACTTCAGAAAGTGAAACTCTATTAAAGAATGCATATTCTGATAAATAGTTATAATGACCGTCACTACTATTTAAAGTTGTCCCAGATGCATCAGAATTATCTTCTGATGCTATATTTACTTCATTTTTCCATACAAAAGAATCATATGTTGGTAA